CTGGGGTTGTTTGTCCCGTCGTAGTATTCAGTGTTGACCGCCAGGGTCATCACTATTCCTCTATCCCTGGCATAATCCGCCGGTGTTTTGCCGCCCAGCTCTGAGAATGTTTGTTCTAATATATCGTCGCCCCCATCATCTACCCTAATACACAACAATGCGGGCCCTCTGGTGATATAGGGTTGGACGTTTATTTCGTCTAACACTCCGTCCAGCACCCCGTCTCTGCGGCCCTGCTGTCCTACATTGACTATGTGCACAAACTGCCTGTTGCGTTCATCTGAAAACACATGCGTCTGGTCAACATCGGGCGCGGCATAGATAGTGTATTCCTTGTTGTATGCGCAGTCCTGCTCTGCAGCAGTCACAGCGGCCTGCAGGGTTTGGTGGTCTAATCCGTCGCCTGCTGTTAATACTCTGTTTTGCGGTCTAAACGCTCGTCCGGAACGCCTTATGCCACTCATCCCACTACCTCCAACACAAACCGTTTACCGGTGGGGATTTCGGACATCCTGGCAATCCCCACTGCAGAATATTGCCTCTCCAAATCGTCCAGCCACGCACTTGACTCCACATACAAATGGCCCTGCTCGACACCTCCATCAGCAAACGGGGCTAGCTCGATATCCACGGGCATTGGAGACGATGCTAACCTGCTGGAGACAAACGGGAACTCCACCACCTCGCAAATGCAACCCTGCACATTGTTCATCACAGTATGCCTGGCAGGGAATTTGATGCGGTTTGTGCCTGTGATGCTGACGGTAGCAACTCTCACATAATCAACTCGCAGCTGTATAGCGGACGATAACGGAGCAATATAGATACCAATGCTGTCAGTTTCTGTCAACTCGTCTATGTCAATCGGTATTTGTACAGTCTGCCAAACACCCGCTGTTAATGATGGGATGTCGTGTTCAATGCTATCAGGTGCACCAAACACCACCATTTTCAGCTCGCCAACATATGTTGACCTGTTCGGCATAATCTCGAAAAACATGTAGGTGCTGTCCAGCGGCACATAAACAGGTCTAGTAGCAGCAACACCACCCTGATTGGCAAACGTGCTATTTATGTTAATAATGCCATGCGAACTACTAATTCTCGGATTCTCTGTGCTGGTCGAACACGTAACGTTACCATTTGCCGGCGTCCAGTTGGTGCTGCCGTTATACAGAACTGTTGGCGCCGACATTGCCATAGTTGACGATCTAACCCCAACAACCCGCACAGGACGAGCAACCCCATTGCCGTCTAGCCCATGAACTAGTGTTCCCTCGCTAACACCAACACTCATAATTCCACCTCCCGCGTGGAGGGACGCCGCAGTCCCTCCACGCATTCACTCACTAGCTAACCGACTCGCAGAACCTGACAGCCAACTCTGGAGTCAGGCATTTGATGCCTGCCAGGAAATCGATCGAAATCGTATCCCTCTTGGTGTTCATGTCGTAATCATAAACAACCCGCAGGCTAATCCCGTTATACGTCAGCGTCTCCGCTCTGTTAGCACCCAGCGGCGGGGCCAACGGCCTACTAACCAACGCAAAAGCGTTTCTGTGGAACGCAATGTTCGCATAATGCGAACCTCTCACAGTAACATCATCGTCATCATCGACACTAACCCTCAACCCAGGATAAATGCTGATATCCTGGTCAGAACCGGACAACGCGCCAGCAGCAGTAACGACATACTGGCCCCCTTTAATCGTCAACAGGTCGCCAACTACCAGCGCGGTGGTCACGCCGTCTACATGGATATCCTTGGCGCCGGCAGGGTAACCGCCAGACTTGTCGATTTTTACAGTGCCACCACCGGCAGTGTGCAGGTGAACATTCTGGTCATGATAGACATCAAACGTCATCACCCGGCCCATGTTTGCATCACGCAATGCGTCGGTAGTGCCGGATTTCTCTGCATGCAAAAACGCGTCCATGACGATGTATTTCGCCTTCGTGCTGGGCCCTAACACGCACCGTCGTTCGGTCACAGGGACCTTGTTGATGTTTGCCATTTTGTCTAGGTTCGCCCAGTCCGAAATGCTGGGCGTGCTGGACACATCGACGAAATACGGGATGTCTTTATACAAACTCAACAACCACGAATCCAGGTATTGAGCATGCGCTCTAACCGCTGGTCTAATAAACTGCTCAGAAAAATCCTGGATTGACAGACTCAGCTCCTTCGATGTGACTGCGAATGACACGTCGATTATTTTGTTCATAGTGACTGGCACACCGGACTCGACTGCGTCCTGTATAGTCACGGTGCTGCCGTTCCACTCCTGTGCAACAAATGTCGCCGGTTTCCTAACAGTCACCGTATCGCCAACCCTCGCGAACTCCTCGCTGAAATCGCGGTGTATCAGGTTGGCCATAACCATCTCGTTTTCAAGTGCAATTATAGCCTCTCTAGCAATAATGCTAGGTGTCAACAACGTGTTTGCCATATCTACCTCCTGTTACCTGATTTTGCCCTCACGTCGCAATCTCGCGTATTCCTCGACAGGCAACTTGCCTATCGTTTCAGTATCCAGCACGCCGGCCTCATCACGCGCCCCAGCGTCGGCATTGCCAACACCGGTTTTAAACACTGGATACGTTTTGATTACTGATTCAATAGCATCAGCAATCCCGGCAACATCAGGTTTGCCGTCAACCACCTCAATACTAGCCAGCGCGTCGCTAGCTAGTTTGAGTACAGCAGAAATGTTCTCGGGCTTAACCCCTTTTTGCAGAGCGACTATTTGAGCGTGCAACGCAATCCGTTCGGAGTCTAGCTCAGCAGCCAATTTGTCCCTAGCAGACTGCAGCTCTGCTAGCTCTGTTTTCAACCGCTCCACCTCGGTCATTTCTGCCCTCCTGGCCGCTTCCGTCATTTCGCGCTCGATCTCTCTGCGGATTTTGTTGCGTTCCCGCTCTAACCTCTCACCAACTATCCTGTTGATCTCCTGTTGCTGCTCAGGAGTCCACGTGATAGCCGCTCTGCTCTCCGACCTGTTACCAGCGTCGTCCCCGTCATTAGTCGGTTGTTCGTCATTAACCGAACCGCCATCATCATTGTTTGCATCAAAATACGTCAGTCTATTTTTGTCTAGAAACATACCAAACCTCCGTTTTACGCCCGTCGGCTAGCTCTGTCCATAATCTCACTAATAGTCCCTATTCTGACACCGTCACCCCAAACATGTGACCGTGTGATTGACGGGATATCAGCTAGTTTGATTTTGCCTGCTGCCCACATTTCGTATTTCCTAGGGCCTAGAATTTTCTGTTGCTCCTCCTCCGATAGACCTCTGAAATATGTCTCGGGATTCCATGGAGCAATGCTCATTGAACCTGTGTCGACACCTGATTCCAACTCCGACCACGACCGTGTAACTGGTATAGCTACGCACCTGCCGTTAGGATGGTCGTTCAGGGTTTCATTTAGTGTATGAAAACTGCCGTCCATTCCCCAGCATGCTGCGCACGTCCTAGCGTTTCTAGCACAACACCAAATCCAACCCCTGACAATGTGCTGATTAGCATCATAACTCTTATGCGATGCTAATCTATAAGCTCTTATACACTCAGTTCTGCAAACAGTCAACACGTTCGATAGCTGGCCAGTAAACAACGACCTAATCGATCTAGCAATATGCCTAGGGTTTTGGCCAGCAGCCATGCCGAACGCTAGTGTCGACCTAATGCCGGTCACAACGTCCTCTGACATGCCAGCAAATTTGTATGCCAACGGCGAGCCGTCAGCCAGGAATCCAACCATGTTTTCCACAGCGACAGTGTGGATTCTGTTCCATTTAACCTGGTAACGGACTCTCCTAGGCCTAGGGCCTAGGCTAATCATCGTCATCGCCTGCGCATCCTGCCGCGCCGACTGGATGCCGAACTCCTGCTGCTGCCTGACGATCTCCGCCGCCTGCATACTGAACCTGTTGAGCTCGTCTTGCGTTTGTTGTAAAAGTTCATCGTACCTCGCCTCGCTTTGCAGCAATCCTAGTGATGGTGTTAGGCCCCTCTCTCTCAATCTCTGTATTTGGTCGGTAACAAACCGCCACCGCTCGTATAACCTCTGGTAGGTTATGCCGTAGATTCTGATCATCTCCCGCAATGCATCATTGTTACCTGCTACCAATTGTGCTCTGAACCTAGCGGCAGCCTCGATTATCTCTGCTCTGCTCATTCTCCATCATTGCCGGGTCCAGCGTTGAACGCCCTCAATGCCATGTCTACAGCATCGCTAGACTCGATTCGTCGCTCGTCGAAAATCCTGTCGATACTGCTATCAGTATAACCTAATTCCCTCAACGCCTGCCGTTTAGATAGTCCGAGAGAGGTTACCTTCATGCCGGCATTAGAAATCTGCTCCGACTCCGAATGCGGCGTGGTGTCCAACCAGTTAACTGTTATACTGGTCGGGTCGATGTTAACACCATCGACTAACGATACGAACGATATTGTGTCCTCCCAAACATCGCCCCACACACTCTGCCGGTTTTTGATTTTAGACAACAGCGGCGCTTCTGCTGTTTTGAGTGCCTCGCCAGACGGGAATGAACCTGTTTGCAACAACAGCAGGTGCGTTGGAGTATCGGACACCCTAGCGATCTCCAGTCTTATGTTGTCCATCATCGTAATCAACTGCCCAAGGTCAGCAGTAGAGAACTCGCCTAACCTGACATTCTCATTTGCAAACCACCAAATTTTCGATGCAGCTGCCTCCACTGGTTGGATGACCTTGCCGGTTTCGGGGTCGACTGGTAGATCAACACCAGTAACCCAACGTTGATGAAACCCCTGGTATTCTGCTGCAACCGCCAAATCGAGCGCAGTTTTGTTGAGCAAATCCTGCAACGGAATCACATCGGCTAGCTCTGACTGCGCAAACACATTTACCTCCAGCGAATTAGCGAACCTGAACACTGGCACCCTGCCAAATGGGTTAGCAACCACGGATTCGCCATCACCTGTGAACGGCTTGAGTGCACCAGTATCAAGTGGCGCATTATCCATCCAGCCTTCCAGCCAATACCGTTCAACCCTGTCGGGTAAATACCTGGTCAGCCTGAAAATAGGCGTGGTGTTGTCTACGGCATATGTGTTCCACGCTTTAACCGCCTCGATCGGCACATTGTTGTAGCCATCGGCATACCTTACAGCAATGCTCCAACTGTCCTGTGCGTACAACCTGGCATTTCCCGTCTCGTCCGGCCACACAATGACATATGCATCGCCGTCCCTAACAGCCCGCCTATGCACAGTGGCGACCAGAGTTTCCAACCGGAGCCGTTTCCACATGTTGGATAAATACTCGTTCTCTTGGTCGTTATCCGTTGAAAAACCAGTGATGATCAGCCTGTCAGCCAACGCATGAACAACTCTCTTGCAAAGGTTGTCCCTCAGCTGCTGGCAGAGCTTGGCAACTCTTGCTTTGACATCATCGCGATCGTCCAGCACGTTGCGATGCCTGCCAAAATAGTAGTCTACATATTCCCTGTATTGCGCAGCATACAGTGAGAAATGATCTACTGCCCATTGCAAATCGTTCGCCATCAGTTTCACCCGAATACCATAACGTTTCTGCCCGATGCAATGAAATTCGCCCAATACCGCAATGCATCAGGTCCATGGTCATCTATTTTAATAGGTGCATCAACACCTAATTGCTGGCTGCGCGGGTCCCAAACATATCCCATCAGCTCTGCGAGTAAACCTTCGCACCTGCGGTGTATAAACAATCTCCTCTGACTGAGTAGTTTAGCAACCCGACGTATTCCATCATTAACACTGTTATCAGCAGCGCGAGTAACGATATGATTTCTAATCTCGGCGATGAACGATGCTGCCGACGGGTCGACAATCACGCATGCCGGCCTAACACCATGGTTTTCTATCCAGTCAATTAGAGATTCTCTGTATTCAGCATCTGTTTTCTGTTTGCCCTGTTTCACAGAATCCCACCGCCATTCGTCAACAACATAATAATTGCCGTCAACACCATGACCAATTAGCAGAAAAACAGTCGGGTTAGCAGTTCCATAGTCAACTGCTATCCAGTATGTGTGTATATCCGGCACATCATCTACCACATGAACGGATTCATCGAGCATGTCATAAACGGCACCCTCCGCAGCAACCCATAACCCCTCGATGAACCTTTTATACCACAGCCCAGTATACTCTTTCTTGAGCGATTCCACGAACTCAGGTGCTAGACTGAGGTTGTCATCGAGCATAAAATGCCACGTTTTGAGGTCCAGCACGTCAGCTCGGTCCAGGTAGTTGCGTTTTAACCAATGGTATGGGCTGTCCGGGTTCGTTGTGCCAAAAAATTTGCTGCCTGGTACTGATAACCTAGACAGCAGCATTTGGAAAAACGATTCGGGCCAGATTGTTATTTCATCACCATAAGCGCCTGCCAGAGTCATTCCCCTGATTCTAGTTTCCGCCCGCTCGTCATAAGCCGCAGCTAGATACACATGCCGTTTCCCAATCCACGCCTCCCCAGTCCCTCGGGATAGCGTGAAATTCTGGCCTCCCAGGATGTCACCGATAACGTCCAGAATGTTTCGTTTGAGCGTGCGTTCTGTTTTGCCTACCATCAGCAAATGACCTCGCGGCGCAGTCTGGACAAACTCTAACCACCTAACAATAGAACAAATGGTTT